AAAAGCCGTTACTGCGGCACTCACGGCAGGGGGTAACCCTATTAAGTTGGCTACAGGGGCGCAGTTCGTAGAAGCAGGTATTGCTGCGGCAGTAGGTGCAGCCCAGATTGCTACAATCTCCTCTCAGCAGTTTCAAGCAGGTGGAGGAGGCGGAGGTGGTGTAAATACTAATATACCTCGTCCAACTGCGCCAACAACAGCACCAAGAACACCCGACTTTAATGTAGTGGGTCAGTCTGGTACTAACGCATTGTTACAAAGCCTCCAAGACAAGCCTATGAAAGCGTTTGTTGTAGGAAGTGAAGTATCTACACAACAACAATTAGATAGAAAGAAAGTACAAACATCAAGTATAGGATAATGAGAATTGTAGAATTATTATTGGACGAAGAAAGCCTACAGGCAGGTATCCAAGCCATCAGCGTGGTAGAAGCCCCTGCTATTGAGGAGGACTTCATAGCCCTCAAGGAAGAGGAGCGAGTAGAACTAAAGACTATTGACAAGGAAAAGCGACTCTTGATGGGTGCAGCACTTATTCCTAACAAACCTATCTATCGTAGAAACGGAGAGGATGAATACTACATCTACTTTTCGCAAGACACGGTAAGAAAGGCAAGTGAATTGTTCTTTATTAACGGCAACCAAAACAAAGCCACATTAGAACATCAAATGGATGTTCAAGGCACAAGCGTTGTAGAATCGTGGATTATAGAAGGTGACCAAGACAAGAGCCGTATGTATGGTATGGACTTGCCTGTAGGTACTTGGATGGTAAGTATGAAGATTCTTAACGATGAGTTGTGGGAAGGCTATGTGAAGAGTGGTAAGGTCAAGGGCTTCTCTATTGAGGGCTACTTTGTGGACAAGGTAGAGGCAAGTAGAGTAGACCCACAAGAGGTGGAAGCAGAGGAGCAGTTAAATGCTATCAAGGCTATCATTAAGAAAGACCTTCGCACAAAAAAGGGTAAGCGTACTGAATTAGAGACCTATTCGGATTACCCCACTTCGGTACGCAACAACGCCAAAAGGGGTATTAAGTTAAATGAGAAGGTAAACAATAAGTGTGCTACACAGGTAGGCAAGGTAAGAGCGCAGCAGTTAGCCAAAGGCGAGGCAATCAGCGTAGAGACTATCAAGCGTATGTATAGTTACTTATCTCGTGCAGAGGAATACTATGACGAGGGGGATACTACTTCTTGTGGATATATAAGTTATCTGCTATGGGGTGGTAAGAGTGCCAAGAGATGGGCAGAGAGCAAATTGAAGTCATTAGACAAAATCTAACACTAACAAAAACACATAGTTAACATATTATGAAACAAGGAAAAACTGAAAAGGCGGTATTCACAAAACTCGCTACCGAGAAGGTGGAGTTAGCAAAAGATATGACACGAGGAATAGATAATGCAAAGCAAATAGCATCATCTGCTCGTTATAGTTTTAATGCGGACAAGAAAAATATCATATCATATATAGATAATGACATTCGCAAACTAAATAATATTATCCAAGAGATTAAACAAGCCATTGACGAAATGCAAAAATTTGAAAACAAATTTGGCATTGAATTACCTGCTATTAGTCAATACAATAAATCTTTAAAAGATATTGAAAACGATATAGCAGACCTTTCAAGGCTTTCAACCGAATTAAATAGAGTAAAAGTTTAGAGATTATATTTATATGAAGTCACAAGAAACATTGTCTAAAATTATGGAACTGCTTAACCTACAAGATGAGGTTAAGTTGGAGTCTATGAAACTTGAGAACGGCACTACTATTGAAGCCGAAGCATTTGAAGCCAACCAAGAGGTTTTTATCGTAACTGAAGAAGATGAGCGTATCGCTCTTCCTATTGGTGAGTACACTATGGAAGATGGTATGATTTTGGTCGTTGCTGAAGAAGGTATTATCGCTGAGGTTAAAGAAGCCGCAGCAGAAGAAGAAGCACCTGCTGAAGAACCTGCTCAAGAAGAAGCAAGTGAAGAGGTAGAGGCTGCTGAAGAAGAAGAAAAAGAAGAAGATATGGGTTACGCTACTAAACAAGAATTGGCTGCCGCTATGGATGAACTCAAAGGTATGATTGACGAAATCAAAGAAATGATGTCTCCTAAAGAGGAAGAAGAGATGAGCGAAGAGCCACAAGCAGAATTGGCAGAAGAGCCTAAAGAAGTTGTTGAGGAAGAAGTAGAGATGTCTACTGACGAACCTGCTACTAAGCCTATCAAGCACTCTCCAGAGACTAAGACTGCTGATATGCACAAGTTCTCTAAAGGCGCAAGAAAAGACACCTTGTCAAGAATTTTTGACAAGTTGAATTAATAACAATCAATAATTAAATAAACAAAAGATGGCAACAAGTATTACAACTACTTATGCAGGAGAATTTGCAGGGAAGTATATCTCTGCTGCACTCCTTTCTGCCGACACCATTGAAGGTGGCGGTATTACTGTGAAGCCAAATGTCAAGTATAAAGAAGTAATGAAAACTCTTTCTACTAATGCTTTGGTAAAAGATGCTGCGTGTGATTTCTCCGACCAGTCAACTGTGACTTTGGCAGAGCGTGTATTAACACCAGAAGAGTTCCAAGTAAACTTGGAATTATGTAAAAAAGACTTCCACAACGATTGGGAGGCGATTCAAATGGGTTACTCGGCTTTTGATAGCCTTCCTCCATCATTCGCTGATTTCCTAATCGGTCACATCGCTGCTAAAGTAGCGCAGAAAAACGAAGAAAACATTTGGCAAGGTGCTACGGCTAACGCAGGTGAGTTTGACGGGTTTACTGTTCTATTGGCTGCTGATGGTGATGTAATTGATGTAACAGGTACTACGGTAACTGCTTCAAATGTAATTGATGAGTTGGGTAAAGTAGTTGATGCTATCCCTACTTCAGTTTACGGAAAAGAAGACTTGTACATCTATGTATCTCAAAACATTGCTCGTGCTTATGTTCGTGCATTGGGTGGCTTCGGTTCATCAGGTTTGGGTGCTAATGGTGTGAACAACGCAGGTACTACTTGGTACAATGGCGGTGACTTGGCATTTGATGGCGTTAAATTGTTCGTATGTTCTGGTATGCCAGACAACGATATGGTTGCTGCTCAAAAGTCAAACTTGTTCTTCGGTACAGGCTTGTTGGCTGACCACAACGAGGTTAAGTTGATTGATATGGCTGACCTTGATGGTTCTCAAAATGTTCGTGTAGTAATGCGCTTTACTGCTGCGGTACAACACGGAATTGGTGCTGACATCGTTTACTACACCTAATAGGTAGTATAGTTTAGTTAATAACGAAGGGTAGGTGGGTCAAATCTGCCTACCCTTTTTTAATAAAAGAATAATATGGCTTGTGATTTAACAAAAGGTCGTGCATTACCTTGCCGTGAATCGGTAGGTGGTCTCAAGGCGGTTTACTTCGTAGACTTTGGTGACTTGGGTACTATCACTCTTTCTTCGGATGAGATAACGGATATGACAGGAACATTCTCTGCCTACAAGTATGAACTGAAAGGTACATCAAGTGTAGAGCAGACGATTAACGCATCTCGTGAAAACGGAACAGTATTCTTTGACCAAGCGGTTACTCTTTCTTTGCCTCAGTTGAGCAAGGAGGATAACAACGAGTTGAAGTTGTTGGCTTACGGAAGACCCCACATTGTTGTTGAGGACTACAACGGCAACGCTTACTTAGTAGGTCGTGAACACGGAGCGGATGTAACAGGTGGTTCTATTGCTTCAGGTGCTGCGATGGGAGATATGAGTGGCTACACTCTTACTTTCAATGCTATGGAGCGTACTGCTGCTAACTTTATTAGCGGTGCTGCTGATGGTGACCCATTCGCAGGGATGTCATCTGCTACTGATACTATTGTAACTTCGTAATAGTTTAGTATCTTTGTATCGGTTTTTATAAGCCGACATAGGTGTTTTGGTAGGGGAGACTTCGGTCTCCCTTTCTTTTTATAACACAATAGGTATTTGTAGGTTAACCTATTATGCATATTGTAAGTACAACCGACAAGAAAATATACTTTGTCCCAAGAGCCTTTGAGGCAGAGGCATCATATCCTGTATCCATTAAGATTACGGATGAAGAAACAAACACCTCTACTACGGAGTCTGTGACGGCTACGAAAGAGGCGAACTACTTACACATAACCCCTTCTTTCACATTTATACAGGGGAGATACTACAACATAAAAATTACTGCACCTTCCGAGATATATAGAGGTAAGGTTTATTGTACAAACCAAACCGACCTTGAGAAGTTCAGCGTGAATAGCGGTGAGTTCACCTATTACGAAGACACCGATAATGATAATCAATACATTTACCGATGAGCAACATTCGCATCGTAAACTTGGCATCACACACTACCCCTGCGGTCATTGAAGACAATCGCAAGGAGTGGGTAGCCTTTGGTGAGGACAACAACTACTTCCAACACCTTATAGACCGATATAACGGCTCTGCAACCAACAATGCTATTATCAATGGTATGACTGAGTTGATATATGGTAGAGGTCTTAACGCTACTGATGCCTCTCGTAAACCAGACGAGTATGCAATGATGAAGAGTTTATTCTCTCGCACTTGTATGCGTAAGATAACCTTTGACCTCAAGGCGATGGGTCAAGCAGCAATGCAGGTTATCTACAACAAAGACAAGACCAAGATTGTACAAGTAGAGCATATGCCTATTGAGACTCTCCGTATGGAGAAGATGAATGAAGATGGCGAGGTTTGTGGCTACTACTACTCTAAAGATTGGACAAAGATTCGTAAGAAGGGTTATGAGCCTGTACGCATCCCTGCGTTTGGTCACGGAGAGAAGAGCGAGGGTCTTGAGATTTATTGCATCAAGCCTTACCGTGCAGGATACTACTACTACTCACCCGTAGACTATCAAGGGGGTATCCCTTACGCAGAATTGGAGGAAGAGGTAGCAAACTACCACATCAACAACATTAAGAACGGCTTATCGCCTTCTATGTTGATTAATTTCAACAACGGAATACCACCCGAAGAGGAGCGTGAACTTATTGAGCGCAGAATCATTCAAAAGTTTGGAGGGACATCAAACTCTGGTAAGTTCATCTTGGCGTTTAACGACAACAAGGAGATGGCTGCAAGTATTGAGCCTGTTCAGTTGAGTGATGCGAGTGAGCAGTATCAGTTCTTAGCAGACGAGAGTATGCGTAAGTTGATGGTAGCCCACAGGGTTACCTCACCGATGTTGATGGGTATTAAGGACAACACAGGGTTGGGTAACAACGCTGATGAATTGAAGACGGCAAGTCTCTTGTTCCACAACACGGTAGTACGCCCATTCCAAGAGTTGATTTTAGATGCTATTGATGACATATTAGCCGTTAATGGCGCAAGTCTTAATCTATACTTCAAGACACTACAACCTTTAGAACTGCAAGTAGACATTACTGAGGAGCAAAAGGAAGAGTTGAGTAGTGATTGCGGATGTAAAAAGGTAAGTTTAGCGACTAAGCAAATTGATGGTAGAATAGCGTATGATACAAAAGAAGAGGCTGAATTAGTTGCAAAAGAATTAGGTTGTGAAGGGTATCACACTCACGAACTTGATGGACAAACTTGGTATATGCCTTGCGAAACACACGACCTAAAAGAACCCTGTCAAGATGGATACGAAATGATAGGCTTCAAGATGAAGAATGGCAGGAGAGTACCTAACTGCGTACCTATTAAGGCTGAAGAACAGTTAAACGAGGATAGCCGCCCTTTTCTTGATGACGAGTTAGCCCACGAGATGTTAGATGCATTGGCTGACTTGGGAGAGGAAGAACTTAATGAGGAGTGGGAACTCGTAGATGCAGAGATTGTAGGAGATGACGAACCTGAAGACTTTGATGTAGAGGGATACCTCAACGGATTAGTAGAATTGTCAGCAAAACAAGATAGCACTCAAGACGATGAGATGTATAAGGTGCGATACAAGTACACTAAGGGGACTAAGAAGACCGCTAAGGGCAGTTCTCGTACCTTCTGCAAGACTATGTTGTCGCAGGGAAAATTGTACCGCAAAGAGGACATCGGTATGATGAGTGCAAGAGGCGTGAACAAGAAGTTTGGTCACAAGGGTAGAAACTACTCTCTATTTAAGTACAAGGGAGGGGTAAACTGCTACCATAGATGGGAGCGTAGAATCTACAAAAAGAAATTGAAAAAGAATGGTGAGCCTTATGGTGGAGATGCACTACGAGGCACACGATATGTAAATGTTAACCAAGCGGTACGAGCAGGTTTTAAGTTGCCCAAGAACCCTAAAGAGGTTGCGGTAGCACCTATTGATATGCCGAGACAAGGACACCATCCTAATTACGGAAAATAATGGCTAAAGTATTATTCATAAAAAGAGATGACTTGGTACGCAATAGCGTACTATCTGGTAATGTAGATAGCGACAAGTTCTTGCAGTTTATTGAGATTGCACAGGAAATCCACATCCAAAACTACTTGGGCACGAAGTTGTACGATAAACTGCGTAATGACATCATTGCGGATACGCTTCCTGCTGCCTATGCCACCTTGTTGGATGACTATGTACAACCTATGTTAATCCATTGGGCTATGGTAGAATACCTACCTCACGCTGCCTATACTATATCTAATGGTGGTGCGTACAAGCACACGGCAGAGAACTCTATTGCGATGGAGAAGGAGGAAGTAGACTTCTTGACTAATAAACATAGAGACATTGCAGAACACTACACTCGTAGGTTTATTGATTTTATGTCTTTCAACCTAAGCACATATCCAGAGTATAACACAAATAATAACGATGACATACACCCCGACAAAGATGCAGTCTTCAACGGATGGGTCTTGTAAGAAACGATACAAGGTCAAGGAGGTTAACTTAAAGAGGTTGCAGAAACTCGTAAAAAAATTAGAAAACAATGGGTAACGGCTACGGAGCAATATACGGAAGCACTTGGTGGGGTTCGCAGAACGCTATCAACTTCAATGAGATTAGTTACTACATCTACGCAGTAGACCAACTCAAGACAAGAGCGTTGGCTGATGGTGCTGTGATGGAGGGCTTTGGTTGTGCGAGTGAGGCTATCCGTACTATGGGAGATAGAGATACAGCAGAGGAATTGTTCGTTGCCTACAACACGAGGGTAGTTGCCGATAGTGGTTCTACGGAAGCAAGAATCTGTACTATTAAAGAAATAAGTTTACTACGATGAGCATATATAAGTCAAGCAGTTTAGCAATGATTCCTACCGCCTATAAGGATGGGAAGTTGTATAGTGTACGCCCTACTGATGGAGATGGGGACTTTACTTTTAGTAGGGGTTCAAATCTTGCTGCTACGAGGGTAGCCTCATCGGGGTATATTGAGAAGGGTAGAGAGAATCTTATCTTACAATCTAATGCTATTACTACATCGCCTTGGACTGGCACAAGGATATTTAGTCAAACACAGGGGCATACAGGTTACGATGGTTCTAATGATGCTTGGTTAATTATACCGAATAGTAGTAATAATACACACTATAAATTGCAAGTAATAAGCGTATCAAATGGTATTCAAACAATTTCGGTATATGCAAAAGCAGGTGGTTACGATTATTTTTCTATTCGTGATGCTTCTGCATCCGACACTTATGGCAGATTTGATTTAGCAACGCAAACAACATCAACTGATGGAAGTAATGCGATAGAAAGTAAAATGGTAAGCCTTGGAGGTGGTTGGTATAGATGTTCTTTGACATTAAATAGAACTTCTGGAGGTTCAAACAACCTTATAATCTATGTAAGTAATGCTTTTGGAAATAAACCTGCCTATGCAGGAGATGAAGTAAGTGGTGTGTACTTTCAAGACTTCCAAGTAGAGCAAGGATTAGTTGCTACTGACTACATTGAAACAGGAGCAACTACTGCAAAAGCAGGAATCTTGGAGGATATGCCTCGTTTAGATTATAGTGGTGGTGCTACTTGTCCAAGTCTTTTACTTGAACCACAACGCTCAAACCTTATGGTACAAAGCGAGGGGTTCTCTACAACTGCTTGGACAGATAATGCAACAGATACAAATGTAACTGCAAATGCTACAACATCTCCAGAGGGGTTACAGAACGCAGCAGAGATAGAGTTTACTTCATCAAGTGCGGAAATATACGACCAATTTACTAATGTCGCATCTTCAATGCACATTGGTACAATGTTCTTGAAAAATAACGGAGTAAATTTTGTTGAGTTAGAATTAACAGGTGGTGCGCCATCTATTGCTGCTGAAGTAACCATTGATTTAAGAGATGGCACATTGAGTAATCAAGTAGGAGACTATACACCGACTATTGAGGATTATGGTAATGGATGGTGGAGAGTGGCTATTGGAGATACAGGAACCGCTACAATCGCAACACCTGCCTACAAATTAAAATCTGTAGGCTCTAATACAGGTTCTTTTTATGCCTTTGGCGCACAAGTTGAAGCAGGAAATTATCCTACCTCCTATATACCCACCTACGGAAGTAGTGTTACGAGGTCGGTTGATGTGTGTGAAGATGCAGGTTCATCTACAACATTTAATGATAGCGAAGGTGTTTTGTTTGTTGAGTTTTCGGCACTTGCTGATTCGGGCAGAGATAATCAATGGAGATTTTTAATTAGCGATGGCACTAATAATAATAGAATACAAATTGGTTTACCAAACGCCACAAACAATTTATATGCATCTTGTATAGCCAGTGGTGTTACATCAGCAGATATGACACACACTTTAAATAATGCCTCATCAAATCATAAAGTTGCTATAAAATACAAAGCAAACGATTTCGCTATGTATGTTGATGGCGTAGAGGTAGATGCCGATACAAGCGGTTCAACGCCGACAGGTTTAGATATATTTGATTTCTACCGAACTCCAAATAATAACAACTATGTTGAGGCGAATGTGAAGCAAGTTATTTATTTCCCAACCGCATTAACGGATACTGAATTAGCATCCCTAACAACTTTGTAAGATATGAGCATTTACGATAAAGCGAGTCTTGTACTCATTCCTTCGGGAACAAAAACATCAAAGGTCTATTCGCAGAAACCTGTTAGTGGTGATGGTGATTTTACCTTCTCTCGTTCTACTATGGCTACGAGGGTTAATTCAAGTGGTAACATAGAGAAGGAAACGCAGAACCTGTTGCTCCAGAGCAATAGTTTTGATACTACTTGGACTACATCTAACGCACCTACTCTTACATCGGGGCAGAGTGGTTATGATGGTACAAGCGATGCTTGGAAAATAGAACTAACGGCTACTTATGGTCAAATTATACAGAGCATCTCTATTAGCGGTTTAAATTGTACCTCTATATATGCGAAGGCAGGAACCATTAATTTTATTCGTTTGCGTATTGATGGCTCTCCTAATTCTATTGTAGACTTTAATTTAACTGACGGCAGTACTGCGTATTCTTCTGGCAATGTATATGCAACCTCCACTTCAGTAGGTGGTGGGTGGTATCGTTTGAGTATGGTAAGCAATGTATCGTCTTCTACCCTTCGCATCTATCCTCTCATTGCTGCTAATGATTTAAGCGGTACAAGTGGAAACATCTACATCCAAGATGCTCAATTAGAGCAGGGGCTTGTAGCAAGAGATGTTATCACTACAACTACAACTGCCGTAGAGGGAGGTATTACTGATAATGTACCAAGACTTGATTATAGCGGTGGGGCTACCTGCCCTTCTCTCTTGTTAGAGCCACAACGCACCAATAAGATTACGCAGTCCGAATACTTCCAATCAACAAGTTGGACTGATAACGGGAATATCTCTTATGACTTTGGTTACCTTGCTCCTGATGGAACTAATAGTGCGTATAAGATAACAGGCAATGATAATGGGAATCTTTTATTTGCAGGTGTATTAAACAACGATACTCGTAGTGTATTTGCAAGAACCACAAGTGGTACAGGAACGCTTCAGTTGTTGAGTTATTTTGGAAATACAAACAACACCTTTACAATTACTGAAGAATGGCAAAGATTTGAAATATCAAGCGTTACTACATCTATAGGTGAAACCAACTTTTATTTGGCGGATTTTAGAGGCAGCACCTCGCTTGATGAGGTTATTCTATGGGGGGCACAATGTGAAGTAGGAAGTTACGCAACAAGTTACATCCCTACCTTTGGTAGTGCGGTAACGAGGAATGGAGACAACTACCTTCTTGATAATATGGCAACCAATGGTATAACTAATGATAGTGCTATTAGTTTTTTCATTGATGCTGAAGCGGCTGTTGATACCGCCAATACATATATAGATTTGTTTGCGTTAAAACTTTCAAGTGGAGAGAACCTCCGTATTGAATCAAGAATTAACGATAGGTTTTATGTGCAATGTTCTTCGGGATTTGTCAATTCAGGAGACAGCCCTAACTCATACTCTTGGCTTGCTCCATCAGCAGGTCGGGCAAAAATCTTATTTACTATGACATCAGCGCAGTTAAAACTATACTATAATGGTAGTTTGCTTGAAACTTGGGATGGTTCGTATAACATAGACTTCAATCAGTTTAGGTCGGATGTGAGTCAAGCAACCACTCAATTAAAAAATAATGTTAATCAAGCATTGATTCTAACATCTGCAATATCTAACCAAGAGGCGATTGACCTAACAACAATATAATATGAAAACATTTAGAAAATACTCATTTGGCTCTAAAGGAGCAGCAACAACTAAAATCAACGCATTAGGCGTAGATGAGGAAGGAAACCCTACACACTCTCACGCTATCGTACATCTTGGCAACCTTGTTGAGCAAGAGGCGGTACTAAACGAAGAAGGTGAAGTAACTACTGAAGCCGTACTATCTTCTACCTACCACATTGATGTATTGTGGGATGGTGAGCCTGTAAGTAGTTGGGATAGTTCTATGATATGGTGTGCGCCTATGGGCGTTCATACATTCGGTAGTTCAAGTGCTATTGCTGAGTGGACTGAAAAGTGTAAGGAGTTGCATCCTTCATATTTCCCTGAGCCTGAAGAGATAGAGTAATGAACGAACACGACCCGAACTACATACCCTCAAGAACATCTCCCAAAGGGGATAGGAGAGGTTGCCTATGTTGGGAAACCTCAACCTATTCTATAGAGTGTTGTGATGGCAGCGTAAGAGCGCAAGGTGTAGGGAGCATATATTTAGATGACTAATGAGGCTATCCAACAATCTAACATTAGCAGAGGTAACGAAATCAGCAACGGCTAAAAGAAAGGGAATCTCCAATGAACCGACTATTGAGCATTTGGAGAATCTAAAGGCTCTTGCTCTTAATATCTTTCAGCCTTTGCGTAATTATTTTGGAGTACCTATTACGGTCAGTTCTGGTTATCGCTCTGCTGAACTCAACAGTCTTATTGGCGGCAGCACCACATCGCAGCATTGTAAGGGGGAAGCGATAGATATAGATGTCTACGGAAACCTTACAAACGCTGATGTATTCAGTTATCTTAGGGAACACACAAACTTTGACCAACTGATTTGGGAGTTTGGTGACGAAAAGCAGCCTGATTGGGTGCATTGCTCGTATAAAAGATTAGGTAGAAATAGAGGCGAAGTGCTACGAGCGGTTCGTGTAAACGGCAAAGTAAGATATGAAATTTACGGAAATAAGTGAGGATACAGTTGTAGGACTATCGTTAAAGACAGTAGGGGTAATTATCGCAGCAGTTGGTGTGGTAACGCTCGGCTACTTTGACCTACAAGCAGGTATTGAAGAGGCAAAAGAATTGCCTGTTCCCGTAATCAGCCGCACCGAATACGACTTAAAAGATGAGTTGGTTAGAGAGACCATTATGAACACTCAAGAAGATGTTGAGGATATAAAGAATCAACTTGACAAGATTGAAGAGCGTTTGTTTGAAATGAAATGATATGAAAAATCTTATCCTCGCTTGTGTACTAATTTTTTTGCCATCTGCAATAAACACAAATCAAATCAATATCAAAGGAGTTGCAGTAGTTCACTACAATGCTACTTGGAACGAGAAGAACAACTACACATCAGTAGCGAAGATAAAAGATGCTAAAATCCTTACGGCTTGGATAGATAAGGATGACACTATAAAAGAATCGGAAGGCATACGCTCCTTGCCTACAGTCATATTGTATATGAACGGCAAAGAGATAAAACGATGGGAAGCAGGATTGTCTTTCTCTCTTTCCGTACCACTAAGCGAGATACAAGAGGAAGTAGATGCCTTAACAGGAGCAGATAAATGGTAGGACTAAGAAACACACTTATTACATTGTTTATATCAACCTCAGCCTTTGGGCAGGGGTTGTTGAAGTATAGCACTATGTATAGTAGTGTATATGGCGCATCTCCTATGGAGGCGCAAACCGAATACTATGTAACACAAGGAGGTGACCTTAGCGATGTAACTATTGAGAATCCCTTTGACTATAGATACACATTCGGTATCCGTAGAGTAGCAAGATACGATTATGAAAACAGGCAGAATCGTTTTTATGACGGACACAATCAATCTACGACTTCCTTATCAGCAGCCGTAGGTGCGGTAAAAGGATGGGAGTATTTGGCTCAGTACGATAGAGGCAGACAACAAGGTAGAGACTACATCAACCAAAGATACTTCCTACGCTATCTACACAAGCACTTTATGGTCAAGGGTGAGTTATTTAAGCAAGGATTGGTAGACCTTAACTACACGCAGATAGAAACCAGAGCGAGATTGCATTTAGGAGAATTAGACTTCTCTATTGGTATAGCAGGAAGGCAGAACAAAGCATACGGATACAACCCTATCTCTATTTACTTGCAGAATAATGCGTGGTGGGATTTAGCCCACGAGTACGGATACCAAGACATCTACTATCAAATTGACTATGACAATGACGATGAGATTGACAACTTTGATTGGTATTGGATTAAAGATGGTGAGCGTGTAGCGGATACTGATGAGGACTTCCGTAAATACATCTATGGTAGTATTGTAAATGATTATAACAAAGCACGATTTGATGAGGTAGGAACTCTTGCATCTTTATCTGCAATCTTTGGGGTAGACTACTACCACTACACGGAAAACTTTTGGATACACTCTTGGTCATCTATACTGCCTTACCATACACACATCTTGGGGAACGAGGAGTTCTCCTTCAATAATTTTGTTGACGGCAACCAATGGATAGACTACACCTTTGGAGCAGTTCTTGGTTACAAGATAGGATTGCGTTGGGGTATCTTTGCCGAAGGCGAGTATATGCAGTATTGGGATAGGGAAGTCTTCACTATCAAGGCAGGTATCAATTACCAAATTAGATAATAATTAAATCAAACATAATGAAACATTTACAGGTATTTTGGCTATGGGTCAAAGAGACCAATAAGCGATTTTGGTGCTATTGGTTAGGGTTTACTGAGGTAGACGAGAAAGTGTTATCAGCATACGCTGAGGCAAGAGGTAGATATAGAAACATAGTAAAAGCAGTAAAGGGAGAATAAATGAATATGACGGACTTTGGATTTACAGATTCCTTAGAGGATTTTGTAGATGAGTTAACGAAACAAGACCAACCAACCTGTAACATAGATAACCCTGAAGATTGCGAAGCCTGTGGCAGTTAAGTATTGTATAACCGAACCTAAAGAATGTACTTGTAAAAGAAATTGTAATGAATCCACTAATAACAAAACTACTCGGAAAAAGCGCACAAGAGACGATAGAAGCCGTTTCTAATGTCGTAGATAAGTATGTATCCACTCCAGAGGAGAAAGCCGCTATAAAGGCTTCTATTGAAGCCGAGATTAGCAATAGATGGAATGCTGATATGAACAGCAATAGTTGGTTAAGCAAAAATGTCCGACCACTAACGCTGATTGTAGTGGTTGCGTTCTTGGTGTTTATGACCTTCTTTGATGGTATGGGATGGGTAGAAGTAGATAGTGCTTGGGTACAACTCTGGAATATGTTAAGCGTTACGGTAGTAGGTGGTTACTTTGCAGTACGCTCTCTTGACAAAAGAGGTAATGTTAAATAATCGTTGATAACATATAGTGTATTTAGTTGGAGGGTTTAACCCTCCTTCTTTTTTTATTATATATATATATTATATATAAAGAGATATAGTATATATAGATATATAGAGACCTATAGGTCTCTTATTATATATAGATATATAGTAATATATATAGAGGCATCCGCCTCTTTTTTTTTGTTCCTATGTTGTATGTTAAGATTTTTGTTTACATTCGTATTAAATCAAAACAACTATGGATATTAAAGACCAATACTTAGACTTATGTGAGGCTCGTGTTGAAGCACTCACAAACGAAGTAAGACTCCTCAAGGAGTACATCATTAGAGATGCCTCTCTAAAAGGAATTTCTGCTCAAGCAGCGATGGATATGTTTAAAGCGTTCAAAGAGAATGAAACCAAAATATAAAATCTCGGAATACCCAGAAGAATATGAAATCAACGAAATCACCTTACGAGACCACTTTTACCTCCACTTCGGATTCTATGACGATAGGAGATTACGCTACAGGGGAAGTTCCTCCCAACTCGCCAAATACCACCAAAAACAAATTGACACCCACCTACTATATAGGTAAGTACAAAGACATTGAAGCCTTTGATGTTTGTATGGACTTTCAAAGAGATAATTACAACTTGGGTGTAGCCATTGCTTACCTCCTACGAGCAGGTAAGAAGGAAGGCAACCCTATGGAACAAGACATCCAAAAGGCTATAGACCATTTAGAAAAAGAATTAGAATACTTGGCGTATGACGAATACCGTAGAACTTCTGCTGAAATTGCCGAAAACTATAAGTCTTAATACACTTTATGCAGGTAAACATTGGACATATCGTAAGAAGGTTAAAGATGCGTACAAGAAAATCGTTGAGGCTGCGTTGGCTGATTATGACCACTATAGGGCAAAGAGTTGCACTATCTATATTCGGTATAATACTCGTGCCGATGTGGACAACAATGTTCTTGTTTCAAAATTTGTTGCTGATACTCTCGTTGCTAATGGATGGATTGCAGACGATAGTCCTAAATACTACAACAAACTTACTATCGCATTTGACCCATCAGTTGAAAAGAATTATTGCGAGGTTAGGGTTACCCTCGTAGATTGTATGTTAAGCGAATCGGAGGACTGACCCACCTCCTTTTTTATATCTATATTATGACACCAAGAGATTCTTGTTCTATTTGTGGAACTGAAGATGATGATGATATGACTCACGGAGTCTTCGGTATTATGCCTGTAGCGTTCTGCACTTGGTGTAGAGAAGGGATTCATTCATATTGTGACTACATTAAGATAGACGAATAAACATTTTAATTAACTTTGAACTATTAACTAAATTATATAACGATGACAAAAACATCTATTGTTAAGGACATCAAGTCCGCAGGTCAGCCCTACGAAGGGCAGTACGGAACTCTATATGGGTTCTATGTAACATTTGAGAATGGAGACAACGGGAAGTACAATTCCAAGTCTCAAGACCAAACGAAGTTTGTAGTTGGTCAAGAAGCGACCTACGACTACATCCCACGAGAGTACAACGGCAAGACCTACTACACGGTCAAGCCTGTGAATCCTCAGTATGCAAACAACACTCCATCAACAGGAGGTGCAACACACACCTCAAAAGATGAGAGTATTATTCGTCAAACTGCACTAAAGGCAGCAGCCGAGTTAGGTGGTACACCTCAACAAGTTATTGCGAATGCACAAACATTTGCTGATTGGGTAATGAAGAAGCAGTCAGCCCAAGCGACTTCATCTCATCAGCAACACTTTCAAGGTAGAGAAGAACCTGTAGGCAACGATGGGTTGCCGTTCTAAAGAAAGTATCTATATTAGGGGGGCGCATTTGCGCTCCCTTTTTTAACACCTAAAACACTCTATGGCTAAAATATCATACGCTTCAGTCTTTGACAAACTTGACCAAGTTAGAATGGGTAAGGTTAAGGAGGGATTGAAGTTTGGGCAATGGAATCTTGATGCTCATTTAAGATTTAAAAGAGGCAACTTTAACATCGTTCTGGGACACGCCAATGTCGGTAAAACCTCAGTAGTGCTTTACTTAATGTTGTTGCAATCAATCGTTAACGACATAAAGTGGTTGGTCTTTAGTTCCGAAAACACACCTGTATCACTTATAAAAAAACTAACCGAGTTTTTCTTAGGTAAGCCTATCAATAAGATAGAAGAGGATGAGTTCTATATGGCTCAAGACCTTGTGCTACGCTACTTCATTATTATTGACACCGATAAGAAGATGTACACCTACAAGGACTTACTTGAGGAGGCTACTGACATCTATCACGAAGAAGGGTTTGATGGATTCTTTATTGACCCATACAACTCGTTGGTGAAGGACAAGGAGATGTTTAAAACACTTGGCGGTCACGAGTACGATTATGAGGTGGCTACTCACTTTCGTAATTGGGCAAAGCAACACGATGTAAGTATATGGTTGGCTGCTCACGCAGTCACTCAAGCATTGCGTATGAAATATGCACAAGGACACGAGTATGCAGGTCACCCTATGCCTCCAAGTGGAGCAGATATTGAAGGAGGTGGTAAGTGGCAAAATCGTGTTGATGATATGGTTGTATGCCACCGTTTGATTTCACATCCTACGGAATGGATGTACACTCAAATTCATATTCGCAAGATTAAAGAAGTTGAAACAGGAGGTAGACCTACTCCTTTGGATGAACCTATAAGATTTCGTAGCCTACCTAACAATGTAGGATTTGAAATACACGGAGAGAATCTTATATCTATGAAAGAAAAGAAACAGGGTGACTTACCTTTTTAGTATATTGAGCGAATGAAAGAAGAAGACTACGGATGGGTTAGAGGAGGAAGTAAGAGCATTGCGCTTCTCTGGTTACGGCAAAAGAACCAAGACCTAATGAATATCGCTAATTCACTAAAGCCACAAGACACGAATGATGAATATGAAATGGACATCTTCATAGACCTACTCGGTATCTATAGTGCTATGACTACGGCTATAGAGATGGTAGAAGATGTACAACAAATGGTATGGGAGGCGGAAGCCAAGAACGCTGACTTAAAACTTACCATCCAAAAACTTGCTAAAAAGATAGCGACCTACGAACAAAGATTTGATAACTTAAATGAACACCTAAAATGAAACCAACTGAAATACTACTACAGGAAGAGTACAACCATTATGTGTACCAAAATGGTATCCGTTCAAATAGAGAACACAACAATGTAATGGCAAGATTTGCTTTTATGGTTGCGGCACGAGAATTGTTTAGTACACTTGAGATTGCACGAGTGACTCGCAAGAACCACGCAACAGTCATCCACGCTACTAAAGGTCACGACCAGAACTTACGATACGATAGAGCATACCCACGATACTATCAAGAATGCTTGGATATTATGAATCGCTTAGCAGATGGCAATGAAACGGTTGAGGTATGCCTTGCAAAAGAGAATGCTATGCTGATAGAGCGTGTTAATAACTTACGACAGGAACTCTTAGAAACTCGTGAAAAGTTGTATATTAAACAAGACGAAATAAACCGCTTAAAAGAAGATGAACTTTGCACTTGAAATAGCCCCCCTCGCAGGGTTTCTGGTAGGCGTTAACTATTGGAACTCTAATATGGATGAAGATTACGAGAATCCCAAGTACCACTCCTTGCAGTTGTGCTTCGGGATTTTTGCGTTAGTAATGACTTGGGCAACTGAAGAATGACTGTACTTGACCTCTTGGCGGAACACCATAAGGAATGGATAAAGATGGCTCACAAGTTTGGGGCAGGTGACTATGCTGAAGATATTGTGCAAGAGATGTACATTCGTCTACACAAGTACATAGAAACTCCACAACGCATTATGTACAAGAACCAACCTAACAAATTATTTATATGGGTAACGCTTCGCAATATGGTTCGCACTTTCCAGAACAAGAAAGACCTTTTGATTTATAGTGGTGATATGGTTGAATATGACCAAGCGGAGCAAGAGTACGATATGATACAAGCGCAGGGCTTTGAGAGAATCATAGACAAGGTATGGCATATTATGGAAGACCAACATTGGTACGACCATAAGATGTTTGAGATATATCACACTACCGATATGTCTATGCGAGATATAGAAAAGGAAACAGGCATTAGCCTATTCTCCATATTTGATACACTAAGAAAATCTAAAGAGTATGTCCGAGAACAAATCCAAGAAGACTACGAAGACCTCCAAAACGGTGAAGCCGAGCGCATCTAAAGGTTTAGGAGATGACATTGAAAGAATTACAAAGGCTACAGGCATCAAGAAGATTGTAGACACCTTTGCGGAACTCACAGGCATTGATTGTGGGTGTGATGCTCGTAAGGAGAAGTTGAACAAACTATTCCCACGAAGAACACAACCACTATGTCTTGAGGAAAAAGAATACAATACCCTCAAGGAGTTCTTTACAGGATTCAACGGCAGAGAGGTTAAGGAGATGTATCAAGAGCCATTAAGCCGCATACATTCAAGAGTGTTCCAACACAAGTATTATATCCCTTGCTCTTGTAATCCGAGAGAATGGTCACAACATATTGCAGACCTCAAGAAAATATATGGAGAGTATGAGGGAAGTTGATTTATTCAACATACTCAAGATTTGTTTTATGACTGACCTTGAGAAGAGCGATGACCAATACTCACGCTTTGATTGTTTCTCTGCCAAATGGAAGATGGACATAGAACTCAAGTGCCGTAGAACACATTATGATGAGTTGTTGATTGAGAAGGATAAGTACGATGCTTTAATCGCCAGAGCCGAGAAATTCGGCACACGACCTTTTTACATCAACTCTACTCCTCAAGGTATCTATGCCTTTAACTTGGAAGAACTCAAGGATATTAAATGGGAAATGAAGGGGGGCTTACCCAAGACTACTGACTTCTCCGACAACAGGAGGGTGGTAAAAGAGGTGGGATTCCTGCCAATACATTCAGCAATAAAATTAAATGAAGAATAGTTGTGTGTTAACAATTTTGTGTATATTAGCAAAAATCAAAACACAATTATTATGAAAAAATTAGGTTCAAAATCGGATTGGCGTACTGCAACCGATGAAGAAAAAGAGGCTCTTAAATTTAAATTTAGCCTTATATTAAACAGTACAAAAGCTCACAAGGCAATTAAGGGTGTTGGTGATTTAGAAGGAATGTCAAAACATCAACAAGAAAAAATGGCTCGTCAAATTGAGGATGCTATATTAGATGTGTTCTTGGAGAATATGGATGAAGAGATTAAAATGTCGGAATGGGTTAATACATTAAGCATATAAATCTTTTGATTTTTAGTCATTGTATGCGGTTTAGTAGCCGTAGGAAGGTGGGAGGGGATGACTTAAAAAACTTATATAAAATAATAATCACTAAAACATCTATATTATGTCTAAAAAGACTTACACCCTCAAAGAGAACCTCATATACGGAGGTACTGCTTACCTTCTGGTAGCAATCGGAATTACTGCTATGATAGCATTGTACGAGTTAATTGAAAACCTTTTTAACCTACCTGTATAATGGACTACTTAGATTGGGAATTAGCAGTTTATCAAGACTACGAAGGTCGCACTTGCGACATTTGCGGTGAGTATAATGATGACGATTGGCGATGCGAATGTTGTCACGATTGTAATAAGAGTTATTGCGAATGTGAGGATGAAGAGCAACTAACCACACGACAAATAAATTACCAAAGATGATGACTCATACTGAAGCGATACTACAGGCACAAATCGTATTTGAACAACCTCTATCGGACAAAGAGACGATAGACAAACTCCTTGAGATTGATGCTAAGATGTATCAAAATTCAGGGATTGATACAAGCAAGGCGGAGATGGACTCTATCAAAAGAGCCTCCGCCTTTATTTATAGATTAATAAAAGGAATTGACCGAGAGAAAGGTCAACGCTTTATTCAAGCAATGGGATTAACCCGATAATAAACATACCTATGTCAAAGACTATTACAATGCTCAATGGTGAGCAGCACGACCAAGATTGGTTGGTGCAACAAGCAGCAGAAGATGACTTCTACTACGGCTACTTAGGTAAGGTAGCCTTCAGCAGTTCTAACATCAAAAAGATTTTGGATTCACCTCGCACCTACTACAACCTTATGCAGTATGGTGACGAGACCAATAGCCAAGCACTACGAGATGGTCGCTTGATTCATATGATGGTGTTAGAGCCTCATAAAATCAACGAACTCGTTTTTGCGGATGTATCTACTAAGACCACCAAGAAGTGGAAAGAGATGAGCGCACAACACCCATCCCACATCTTATATACTAAGAAGGAGAAGAACAATGCAGAGCGACTTACTGAAGCCCTGCTAAAGAATCAACAAGCAGTTGAGTTACTAAGAGACTCTACCTTTGAGGTTGGCGCAGTAGATAATCTACACGGCTACCCCTTTAGAGCAAAGGCAGACATCATAAAGAACAACGGAACTATTGTAGACCTAAAGACTACAAGTGACCTACGCAACTTTGTGTATTCTGCAAGACACAAATACTCCTACGATGTACAAGTGTATATCTACTGCCAACTATTCAATGTAGATTACACTCAGTTCAAGTTCCTTGTTATTGACAAGCAGTCTTGTGATGTGGGTGTGTACACGGTGAGTGAGGATTTCTTTAACAAGGGAGAAGAGAAGGTGCTATATGCTTTGCAGCAGTACCACGACTTCTTTGAGAATCGTCCTCTGGAAGAGATACAAGAGATGGTCAACAACTACACAATACAGGGAGAGTTATGAATTACAAGGTAAAAGCAAAGACAAAAGAGTTTCTATTTGATACGATAGAAGCGGCAAGAAGTTGCCGAGATAGACTATTAGATATGGGCTACCAAGAGATAGCCATTATTGTGCAGCAGGAAGACATAAACCCTTATAACAAATAATTATGCCAAGAAAGCAGATAGTAATATGGGTAGAGAAGCCCAAACGAAGAAGACCTAATGTTCACGCAAAGACTAAGAACTCTAAACTCAAGTCTTCAAAGAACTATAGAAAGAAGTATAAAGGACAAGGAAGATAACCTATGAAAACAAACTACGAACACCAAAGAACGACTGAAGGTCGTGAGGCTATTACAAGAATTGCAAGATACGCTTCCAGAGGAATGATGCGTACTAAACAAAAGTCTACCCACTACGCTAAGATAGTAGATGCGTGTAAAAGAGACTTGCAACTATACGGCTATGAAAATGATTAGAAAGAGACGGCACATAAGAGAGATAGAGAAGTATCTCCGTATGTTAGAACTTGACCAAATCAACCTAACCATACAAGCAAGTAGGTTTGGGTGGACTAATGAACTACAACACCAACTCATTAATTCTGCTCTGCTAATCCGTAAGTACCAGAGAAGACTACGGCTAATTAGAATGTAATGGATTACAATAGCGATTTTAAATATGACTTGGCACTTGGTCAACTCGGTGAGGGTTGGGTAGGTCAAATGTTATCAAGCAAAACGATAGAGGTTAAGTTTGATTTCGCTTGTTACCGTACAGGTAACTTCTATATAGAATATGAGTCAAGAGGCAATCCCTCTGGCATAGCCACAACACAAGCCGATTATTGGATGTTGATAGCGAGTACAGAAAGAGGCGTTGCCATCAAAACTGAATTAAAACCTATAGATAAAGAAGACATACTATTCTCTATCCTAATATCTACCGAACGCTTGAAAGAGATGTGTAGAACAAGATACTATAGAAAAGATGTGAGCGGTGGAGACAACAACACCTCAAGAGGCATACTAATAAAAGCAAAAGAACTACTATGAGCGATACACCAAAGAGCGCAAATGTCCTAATCAACAGGAACAACCTAAACAACATCTTTGAACTGCTCGTGCAGATTCATCTACGAGGACAACTATCAAGAGACGAACAAGCCTTCGTCAAGAACTTCATAGAACTACCTGATGCCCCTACAAGAGAGAACAGGAAAGCAAGAAGAGCAAACACTCAAGTCATTAAGAAACTCTTTAGAGAAGAGGCTAAGAAAAAGCGTAATGAAGAAGGTTCTTGATGTTTGTTGTGGGGCAAGAGGTATGTGGTTTGACAAGCACGATGATAGAGCATTGTATCTTGACAAGAGATGCGAAACACACACCAATAGTTATCCAAGCGGTAATAAGTCACTAACTATATCCCCTGATATAACAGGAGACTTTACTGACATCAAACAACCTGACAACTCATTCTATCTTGTGGTCTTTGACCCACCTCACATTCAACGCAACGCATTAGGTGAGATAACAAAGAGATACGGAAACCTTACAGGAGATTGGAAAGAGATGATACGACAAGGATTCAAAGAATGCTTCCGAGTGCTAAAACCTAATGGCACACTTATCTTCAAATGGAATGAAGTGCAGTTTCCTGTAAAGGACATATTAGAACTTACCGAACACAAACCTCTATTTGGTCACAAGTCAGGTAAGCGTATGCAAACCCATTGGATAACATTCATCAAGTAAATAGGTTAACATACTAAAGTAGTAGGATATAGTATGGCATTTAAAGAAGGACACGAAAAGGTAGGAGGCAGACAAAAGGGTACGCCTAATAAAACCACTAATAAGATTAGGGATGCTTTCACAAAACTTGTAGAGGAGAACTTGGAGAATATGACCAAGTGGCTCACGGAGGTAGCAGATGAAAGTCCAGAGAAGGCTCTTGACATACTCAACAAGATGGCGGAGTACACCACTCCGAAACTTGCAAGAGTTGAGAACAAGATAGAGACCGATGAAGAGATTAACGAAGTCAAGATAGAGATTGTCAAGCGTAGCAATACAGACGAGTGAGATATTTGAGAGGAATTGGAATGCCCCTACCAAGATTATAGTTAATCAAGGGGGTACTCGTTCTGGTAAAACCTACTCACTCCTACAACTACTTATCGTTAAGGCTTTGTCTACAAAAGGCAAGGTCTTTACTATTGTGCGTAAGTCTCTACCCTCCCTTAAGATGACGGCAATGAGGGACTTCATAGAGATACTAAACAATATGCACCTATACGATGAGAAGAACCACAACAAGTCCGAACACATCTACAGGCTCAATGGTAACATCATTGAGTTCGTATCCCTTGACCAACCACAAAAGAAAAGGGGAGCAAGAAGGAACATCCTGTTTTGCAACGAGGCGAATGAACTTACTTGGGAGGACTTCTTTCAGTTGCTCGTCCGTACAACGGAGAACATCTATCTTGATTACAACCCTTCCGATGACTTCCATTGGATATACGACAAACTACTTACCAGAGAAGATGTCACCTTTATCAAGTCTACTTATATGGACAATCCCTTTCTTGACCATACTATTGTATCGGAGATTGAGAGGCTCAAGGATACTGACGAAGATTATTGGCGCATATACGGCTTGGGTGAGAGGGGTCAAAGCAAGGCAACGGTTTTTACATTTGTGGAAGAGGAAGTACCCGAACAGGCTAAATTCCTCTCCTATGGTATGGACTTTGGTTTCACGAACGACCCCACTACTCTCGTGGCGGTCTATGGTGATGACCATAGTCTATATGCAAAGGAACTTCTATACGAGACGAACCTCACGAACCGAGACATCTCGGAGAAGATGAAAGCGTTGGGCATAGATAGACGAGCCGAGATATTTGCCGATAGTGCAGAACCTAAATCCATAGAGGAACTATACAGGATGGGTTGGAACATCAAGCCAACCAAGAAAGGTGCTGATAGCATCAACGCAGGTATAGATGTATTGAAGAGATACAAGTTGCACATCACAGGTGCGAACTTTATCAAGGAGATGAGAAACTACAAGTGGGTAGAGGATAAGAACGGCAAGTTACTTAACAAGCCCATAGATGCTTTTAACCACGCCATAGATGCGTTTAGATACGCAACCTACAATAAACTAACAAGACCAAATTATGGGAGATACGCAGTTAGGTAAACAAGTCAAGATAAGCCTTCCAGAGAATGCAAGGGAACTCACTATAGAGCAGTACCAAAAGTTCTTGAAGGTTGAAGGAGACGAAACCTTTATGACACTAAAGGCATTAGAGATATTTGCTAACATACCATTAAAGGTAGCCCACGCTATGAAGGCAGATGACATTTTAGACATCTCTCAGCACATATTGTCCATCGTAGGGGGTGAGCATAGGCTCGTTAGGAGATTGTCCTTTAGAGGGCGTGAATATGGCTTTGTGCCCAACCTTGAGGAGATGAGTTTTGGCGAGTACATAGACTTGGATAGTTACCTCTCCGATATGGATATGTTGCATAAGACAGTTGGGGTCTTATATAGACCTATTATCAACGCCAAAGGCGATTACTACGAGATAGAGGAGTACAAGGGTACGGATGGGTATAGCGACTTCCCGTTAGATGTAGCGTTAGGTGCTACGCTTTTTTTTTATCGTTTAAGCAACAAATTATTGAGGGATACCCCGACCTCTTTGGTGGAGGGGAAGACGAACTCAATCTCTCCGCCTCCTCTAACTTCAGCAGGAAGTGGGGATGGTACGGAAGCGTAGACCACCTCGCAGGAGGTGATGTAAGCGCATACGATACTATCACAAGACTCCCCTTATCACAATGTCTTACCAAACTTGTCTACGACAAGGAGAAGGCAGATGTAGAGAAGAAGATGTTGAAGCATTAGGTTTAAATACTTACAAGGTTAGTATTTAACACTTAATTTTAGTGTTAGATTTGGTAGTGTTAATAATTTTGTTTATATTTATACCATATCAAAACAACTAAAAGTTCTTTACTTATGGAAAATGTAAAAACCAAATCGTGGGTTTACAACGATGGTGGTAGGTCAAACTACTTTACAGGCAAGAGTGTAGGTGACTGCGTAGCAAGAGCAATCACGATTGCCTCAGGCATTGATTACAAAGAGGTCTATGACACACTTGCTGAAGGTCAATCAACGCAAAGAGTTACCAAAAGGGCGAAACGCTATGCGATTTACAACCATACCTCTGCAAGGTTTAATCACAAGAACGGCAAGATTAAACACGCTAAGACAGCACAGCACGGAATACACGTGAAGCGCAAATGGTTTAAAGACCAAATGCGTGAGTGGGGTTTTAGATGGGTTGCTACTATGAAAATAGGAAGCGGTTGCCAAACACACTTAAGGGCAGATGAATTACCTAAAGGTAGATTAGTTGTAGCCGTAAGTAGACACTACACTTGCGTTATTGACGGAGTAATAAATGACACCTATGATTGCAGTAGAGACGGCACAAGGTGTGTTTATGGATATTGGGTTTACGAAGGTTAAACCAGAACCCCTCTTCGGAGGGGTTTTCTTTTTAAACACCTTTCGCTCATAGAGGTTAACATATTATGAGTTTCTACGACATTACCACCAAGATAAGACAACACCTCATTGACAACAAGCAGGTGAACACGGTCACGGAGGGAGACATCTTTGAGATAGACCTTGCGAAGCAGACCATCTTCCCCCTATCACATATTATGATTAACAATGTCACCTTTAACGACATTGGCATTACCTACTCTATGAGCATCCTCTTTATGGATGTTGCTGATGTGAGTAAGGATGACCCAAGAGATGAGGATGACATATTCTATGGGGTAGACAATAGACACGACATTTTAAACACGCAACTACTTGTTGCTAACGATTTGGTAAGCCACCTGAAAAGAGGTGACCTAATGCAAGACAAGTACCAACTCAATGGCACACCTTCTTGTGAGCCTTTTGAGGATAGATTTGAGAATCTTCTGGTAGGTTGGAATCTTACCCTATCTATAGACATTGCTAACACAATCACAACTTGTCCGTAGTAACAAAAAATACCGAGAGAGTGATACGCCAATTTGCGGAGCGAGTCATCAAGGCAGCGAGGCTGAATCTTGGTGCTACTCGTACTATCACCTACAACGATGGTAAGAAAAAGAGACGAAGACAAGTTAGTAGTGGTAAACTAAAAGATAGTTTAGACTACCTTATAGATACAAAGCAGAATAGAAACACTAAGGGTCAGTTCCAGAGTGGCTTCAACTTCAGCCTATCTTTCTTGATGGAAGATTATGGTAAGTTCATAGATGAGGGGGTTAGTGGTACGAAGTACAAAGTGCCTAACGGCTCAAGGTTTGGCTTTGACACGAAGATGCCACCAAAGGGTTCTATAAGAACTTGGATGGCACAGAAGAAGGTTAGATTAAGAGACCTTAAAACAAATTCATTTAAGAGTTTGAAAGGGATGTCTACCGAGCAAAAAGAGAAGGAATACGATAGAGCAGCCTTCTTAATATCAAGAAGTATTAAGCAACGAGGGATTCCCAAGAGTGAGTTCTTCCAAGCACCATTTGCATTAGAATACTCTAAGTTACCGCAAGAGATATTAGAGGCATTAAACAACGACTTAGACGATATATTAGCAAACATATAATATGGCACTAAACACATTACAAGGACTATACGGAACACGCTCCCCAATCTATGTAACTTGGAGTACATCGGGCGTTAGTTTTATTAACTATGTAGAGTTAGAGATATATATATGGACAGGTGCAAGAGGCTCACGCTCTGCATCACCACATATTACTATTAACCGCACTACAGGCTTCGGCAGCAATACTACACATACTACGGACATATCTTCCCTTATTGCAGACCAACTAAATACCACTATTGCCAAGTTGTTTAATGACGGCATCTTGAGTGAGCAGGATGGTCGTATTGCTTGGGTGCAGATAGATTATGAGGTTAGTTACAATACAAACCCTATTAACACAGTTTTTGATACAGGAAGTAGTGACATCTTCCAAGTCATAGAGGGGTACTCTTACTTTGATGAGGGGGCTAACTACTCGTATGAGGAGAGCATCCTAAGTCCTAAAGGTATATTAAGCACGGACAACAAGTTCAACACCTACGAGTACAATGTAGAAATGATGCCTGTGTACTTAGGCGAGTATGGTGAGGGCTATGATATTATTTGGGGATACAAAGCCAGAGTAGAGGCAGATGGTGGCACGGTAGAATCCCTGCAATGTGCTAACATTGGTTGGAAGACTTTACGCATCTTGTTAGACGATGGAAACTACTATGACTATGAGATGACGGAATCTCAACTCTACGGAACTGAAGCAGAGGATAGAATCAAGTTGCTACCAAGTGGTGTTGCTAACCTCAAGAATTGGTTGGTAGCACAAGGCAGTAGTCTTGATGTGGTAAATGCTGATTGGTACGAACTTCAGTTGAGAGACACCTTCGGCACGGTCTTAGACTCTCGTAGATTGTATCCTACTTGTGAGATAAAGTACGAGCCTGTGATGTTAGCGTACATATCTCGTTATGGCACTTGGAACTACGCTACCTTCTTTAAGCGTAATGAGCAGACAATAGATGTGACCTCACAACAATATAGAACGATTATAGGAAATGTCCAGAGCGGTGCTTATACCTATGGGCTACACAACCCGATGTACAAGAAGTACAACACCAATGCCAAGCGTAGGATAAGTTTGAATAGTGGCTTTGTATCGGAGGAGTTCAAAGAGGTGATGGAACAAATCCTGTTGAGTGAATATGTGCTTATCGTTACGGCTGACAAGAGAACAGTTGTAAAAGATGGAAGCACTTACACCTACACGGCAAGTAATGGTGCGGTAGCGGTAAATGTTGCTACTACTTCCGTGGTCAAGAAACAATCAGTCAATGAGAAGTTGATTGACTACACTTTAGATTTAGAATACGCATTTGACGAACTAAACTCTACTCTTTAATGAATAAGGTAGACCTGTATATTGACGGCACTCGTGCCGATGCTTTTAATGATGAGAGCATCACGCTAAACCTATCGGTGCAGAACATTAGCGATATAGGCAAGGTCTTCGGTGAATTTAGCCAGACTTTTAGTCTACCTGCTACCAAGATTAACAACGGCATATTTAGCCACTACTACAATGTAGATGTAGTTGGTGGATTTAATGCAAACACTCGTGTAGATTCGTTCATAGAGGTGAATACTATACTATTTAGAGAGGGCGTATTAGAGTTAGAGGGATTGCAGTTTAAGAATGGCGAACCCTACTCGTACAATGTTACCTTCTATGGTAAGACTGCGAGTCTCAAAGATACTTTTGGAGAAGCACAACTTACGGATTTAAACCTATCGTCTTACGACCATACCTACAATAACACAAATATCAAGGCAGGGTTAGATGGGTATGTTACAGGGACAAGCAACAACATCATCTACCCACTTATCAGTTCTTCTTACGATTGGTTTTATACTTCAGTCGGTAACAACCATCTTCCCAACAATATTTACTTCCATAGTGGACATAACGAACACGGAGTGTTCTATTACGACCTTAAACCTGCTATCAAGGTCAAGGCTATCTTAGATGCTATAGAAACCGATTATGGTATTACTTTCAATAGTGATTTATTTGACTCTGCTGATTTTGGTAAGTTGTTTATGTGGGCGCATCGCAAGGAGGGGTTTATCTTTAAAGACCAAAGAGACTCGTATCCTGCGAAGCCTATTAACTTTACTACAGGTACAAACTTTGACCTTACAGCAGATGAATACACGGTAACCTCAGCGATAGCCTTCTACGGATATATGAAGATTGAGTTTACAACTACTTTTACAAGTGGTAATGAGTGTGAGTTTTATGTATTCAAACAAAGAGGTAGTGATACTCCAATAAAAATTTCTACCCAACAAGTAACAGGTAGTGGTACAAGCAACTTATTTGTGTTTGACCTTCAACAAGGAGACAAGTTATCCTTTGAGTTTGCCCCTAAGCCTAATTGGGGTGGTGGGTCGTTACAGGCGGAGTTTGAAGTAGAAGGCTTGTTGCCTGTATTGCCTTTCACAAGTCAGTTTACGGCAAATACCTCTGGTACACTACAAACTTTCACAAACGATGTGGTCATTGCTGACCAAATGCCAGAGCAAAAAATTATAGACTTCATTACAGGGTTGGTGAAGATGTTTAACCTTGTAATGGTTTATGAAGGAAACAATACTTACAAACTTGAACCTCTTGACGATTGGTACGCTGAGGGCACAACTATTGATGTCACAAGATATATTGATACTGCCGAGTTCTCGGCTAACCGCCCAGAGTTATACAAGCGTATTGAATTTGCTTACCAAGAGACTGAGGCAGTAGTAGGAGACATATTTAGAAACACCGCAGGAGGGGGTGTAGGGTATGGAGACCTACGAGCAGACTTTACTTTTGATGGTGGAGACTTTGAGATAGAAACCACCTTTGAGCATCTCTTGTTTGAGCGACTTGTAGATGAAGACGATTCAGAACAAACTGACTTTGCGGTAGGCAAGTCTATTGACAAGGACTTAAAGCCGTATGTAGGTGAGCCATATATTTTCTATGTGCCTTCGCTTACCCCTACCTTGACCAAGACAGTAGGATATATCAATACTTCTAACAATGAAGAGGAGATAGACCAATTTTGGTTGGTAAGTAATTGCAACGATTTAGACTCGGAGGATATTACCAAGACCATAAACTACGGAACGGAGATAGACCCTTACACAGGTTCTAACCAAACAGGCGGCTTGTATGAGACCTATTGGGAAGACTATGTAACGGATTTGTACTCTACGGCAAGAAGGGTATATCAGTATAAGGGTGTTTTCCCAAGTGATGTGATGTACAAACTAAAAGTGAACGACAAGTTGACGATTGTAGATAGAGATTACATCATTAACAACGCAACATTAGACCTTACCACAGGTCAAGTAACATTAGAACTACTTAACGATGTATAGTAAGTTAGGTTATCTTATAAAGGCTCTCAAGGAGACGAATGACAAGAGTGAGGATGTATTGATTGCCAAAGGCAAGTATCAATCACCTCGTACCTTTTGGGAAGGAGTAAAGAAAGGATATAATGGCGATTGAGAAGAACATAGTTATTGGAGCAGACCTATCTGGTCTTGAGAAGAAGTTAGACGAACTGATTGCAGCATTAAAAGACTCGCAAAAACAAGCCGATAAAACTTCTGCTGCGGTTAATGAGATTGCAGATAGTACCGAGAACATAGGCGAGTCTTCAAAGAAGTCAGCGAAGTCTATGGGCAAGTTAGGTCAGTCCGTAGGAGCGATAGGTAAGAACCTCAAGGGATTCTTTGTTCTACAATTTGCGTTAGATACTATCAAGGAGTTGTTTGATAATAACCAACAAACAGTAGACTTCTTTGCTACCACCTTCAATACTCTACAGATAGCATTTAGTGACTTTGCTAAATTCATTAGCAATAATATCGGAGGCTTTGTAGATTTCTTTACAAGCATCTTTAACAATCCATTAGAGAGTGTTAAGTCATTAGGTACTGCCATCAAGAACAACATCATAGAACGCTTCCAATCAATGCTTGATGTATTGGGCTTTGTAGGAGATGCTATGGCTAAGTTCTTTAAAGGTGACTTTAAGGGTGCTTTAGAAAGCGTTAAGTCAGCAGGTAGTGAGATGGTAGATGTCCTTACAGGTGTAGATGACTCAGCACAAAAGATTGCAGAGGGCACTACGAAGGCAGCAAAGGCTATCTCTAACTATGTGGTAGAGACGGTCAAGCAAGGTAAGGCAATGACCGAGACCAACAAACAGGCAGAGATTGCTGAGGTTAAGGCGCAAGGCTTGATTGAGAAGTACGATAGACAAGCAGAGAAAATACGACAAGTAAGAGATGACGAAAAATTAAGTATTCAAGAAAGAATTGAGGCTAATGAGGCATTAGGTGATATACTTGATGAACAAGAAAGAACAATGTTGGCTAATGCTCAAGCAGTAGTAGATGCTAAAGCAAGACAACTTGCGATGGAGGAGGACAACATTGAGTTCCAAAAAGAGTACCAAGAAGCATTAAATGAACTTGCGGCTATTGAAGCACAAGTAGATGGTTTCCGTTCGGAGTACAAGATGAATCAAAACTCTCTTGATAGAGAGGCTATTGATTTATTGGTTAGTAAGAAAGAAACCGAGCAAGAAATAGCAGAGATAGAGGCACAAACCGCAATAGATGCCGAGACTAATCTATTTAAGCAGTTAGAACTTGAGGAGACCCTAAACAAAGAATTATACGATAGCAGACTTGCTGCGTTGGAGCAACAAAAATCACTATACAAGGAAGGCACACAGTCCTACCAAGATATGGTGAACGAGATGCAAATTTTAGAAAAGGAGCGTACTGCACAACAAGGTGAAGAGGCTCGTAAGAGACGAGAACTTGAACAAGCCACCCAACAAGCAAGGCTGCAAATGACAGGCAATGCTATAGGTGCATTGAATGACTTGGCTCAAGCCTTCTTAGGCAACAATGAGAAGAACGCTCGTAAGGCGTTTATGGTGAATAAGGCATTGGGCATTAGCCAAGCAGTAGTAAGCACAGCACAAGCCGTTACTGCGGCACTCACGGCAGGGGGTAACCCTATTAAGTTGGCTACAGGGGCGCAGTTCGTAGAAGCAGGTATTGCTGCGGCAGTAGGTGCA